CAACAACAACACCTAAATCATTTTCTTTAATTTTTGTATCATTAAAATAATTACCATTTTCATCTTGGAAATCAAAATCAGTAGAAGTTGGTAATGTTAAAGTATTACTACTTGGTATTCTGTTGGCGTTATATCTGGAATGGAAATCTATTTCATACATTTTATTATCTCTCCATTCTTTCAATAAAGTATATTTATTTGCACTATCATCTTTTTCTACAATATTATCTTCATCACAGAATAATCCCGCATAAATAGGCAACCTCATTCTATCTTTATAACTTATATATGATAATGCAGAAGCATCACCAACTTCAAGTTTATCAGCAATAGATTTAACAGAAGGTAGAGCTACTGGTAAAGGAATGCCTGCCTCTTCTTTTGTAGTATTGCCACTAATACCATAAACACTTTGCGAAAATCTATCATCTAATGTTCCTACTTCTAATGAAAAATATAAGCTATCTAAAAATGTCTGGTCTGTATAATCTATTTTAATATCATCAGCAGATGGTTTTTCTAATAAATCTCTAACAATTTTTAATTTATTAATATTGGCATCATTAGCAATCATATTAGTCATAAAAACTTGATTATTAGTTAAATTTAAATATTCATCAGCAGTAGTAGGTTTTTTAATTGTATTATAATCTGCTTGTGTATCACTTCTAAATATTATATTATTTGTAATTTTACCAATTTCAGTAGCATCAAAATTAGATGAAAAAGCACCATCAAAATTATCAAATAGACAAAATTGTTCCCCTAAATCATATGGTGCAGAAGTTGGATAAGCCGCATTATCAGCAATTATTTTTGTTGTGCTTGGTGGTGTTGGAGCATAATTTGTATCTGGTGGAATAGAACCACTAAAAAAACTACTATTAGATAAACTATTAACATTTAATGTTTGAATATTTTTACTTAAATTTAAATTAGAATATAATTCACTACTTGCACTTGTTCTTTTATAATCTCCACTTGCTACACAATTCCAAAAATATTTTATTTTTTGTGCCGATGTTGGTAATGCTATACCAGTTTTAGTTTGTAATGTTGTATTTATAGAAAAATTATCAACTCCATTTTGTAAGTCATATAACATTTTACCATAAGTTGTTGGAAAACATTTACAACTTTCATCTTCTACTTGTAATTGTGTAAAACTATCAAAATAGTTTTTATAAGTAGTTAGTGATGTATCTGTTGTTAAATCATCAGTATAATCAAATAAAGTAGGATTTACAAATTCATCATTACCTTCTAAATTAGGATTATTTAAACTTTCAGTTATTTTATTGCCAATTACAATAGGTGAATTAAAACCTAAATCAGTCTGGAAATCTGCATTACTTTTTACAATATCATATTTACTACTATAAGTTCCAGTTAAATTTTGATTATGATAAGAAGTATAACCATTAATATATGGCCCAGTCCAGTCTTGCGCTCCAACATATAATCTTTGAGTATCTGGAACATAATGTGCTAAATTATTTGTTGCAGTTAAATTAGAATTATTAAAACCAAAATCTGTTGCATTTAATTCATTAGCATTACGATATAAACTTGTTGAACCATTAACAAGCCAATCATCAATACTTTCTAATGAAGGGCCACCATAATCACTCCACCATACACGAGGTATATTTGTTTCAGTTTCATCAGCAACATTATATGTATGTTTAGTATCTTGATAATTAAATCCTCTATAACTAAAAGTTCCTGCCCCTGCTGCCTTGGCTTGTGGAGATTTTAAAGTTGCTTGTCCTAATGGAAGCATACAATTATTTAACCAATTATTATAAATATAATAACCAAACTGCATTCTACCAGCATTATCTGTTAATTCTTGATTACCCCCAGCAGTTCCTATAAGTTCTACTCCTTCATCACTTAAACCCCGTGTTTTAATCATAGATTGAAAATATTGTATTCTATCTCCAACTTCTAATGTAATACTTTGTGGAAGTTTTATTTTCCATTTATTATTACTAAATTCATCATTATAAGTATCAGTTGTAATAGCAGTTCCATAATCAACAGCATAATTCTTCTTTGCTACTTCTTGATTGCTCTCAACTATAATAGAATATTCCATTTTATTATAATGAATAATAAAAATAAAAAAAATTATATAATATTTATTTTTTTAATTAAGCAGATGTTAATACCACACCACCTTTAAGAATAAATGAGCGTTCGTGCTCTACAAAAAAGTCAATCTTTCTATCTTGTTGGTCATTAAATGAGTAAGTAGTATCTCTTTCATATAAAACATTTTTATTAATAACATCAGTTCCTTCTCCACCTGGGCCTTTACGAAGATTGAGACCAGTAATAAAATAATTACCACTAATTACAGATGATGCTTGTCCCATCATATTTACACCAGCATCAAATACTAAATTTTGCTTACCATTTTTATTTGCAAAAAAATCACATTCAACATCATTAGAATATTCGGCATTTGCAACAGACATAGGAAATTCTAATATTTGTTCCATTTCATTCCTCATATGAGAGGTATTAGTTAATTTACGCGGATAGATAATCTTATCATTTACACGCCAATTAAAGTGAGGCGGGTGTATCATTGCATCGCTACGATATTCTCCAGCTAATGAATTACCAAGTCCATTAGTTTCTACAACCATAATGTTATTAACTTTCATTCCTGCAGTGCCTACTTCTCGCACATCAGTTTTTGTTTCAGTATTACCAGTAGTAATTGCTACCTCGGGAGAGATTAGTTGAGTAGTTGTAAGTGCAATATCTGGATAGCGCATAGGCATACCATCACCATCAACTTGTGCTCTAATACTTGCCATAGTAGCCATATCATATTCTAAATAATCAAGATGCATTGCAAAATTATTTAGTGCATATGTAGTAGCAGTAGTAGTGCCAGGAGCATTCCTAAACATAATAGTTTTGCCAGTTTGTGTGGCCAGTTGTTGTGTTAAATTAATTTCTACGGATACTTGTTCCGCCATTGCGAATACTGGCAACATCATTCCGCGCATCATAGGGAATAAATCACTTAATGCAACAGAGAAAGTAGGGCAATCAGTTTGACTAATAACTGGTTTATATTTATCTGGAACAGATGCAGTAGTTTTATTAACATATATAGCAGAACCAGTATCAATAGCAAGTAATCCATCAGTATTAGGCGAAGGCCCTACATTTACAACACCACCATCTAAAACCATATCTATATTTTGCTTTTGTGATGATGTATGAACTGATTTTTTCATAGCATAAAATTTACCAAATTTTTCTGTTCTGGCTAATACTTTTGTGCCTGCACGAAGCACAGCACTATCAATACAGGCCGCAATACCAGCAGTTAGTGGCAAGAAACAATCGCCTGCACCACTTGATGCATTATCATCTGGATGCACAGACATAACAAGACGAGAACCAGCATTAAGAATACCTTGTTGGCGAATATTAAAGATTAATCTTTTCTGGCTTTTATTTACTGGCTCTAGCACGCTAGTATAAATATCAACATTACTCATAGTAGTTTTATTTACTGGGATTAGAACTTCTGGCAATTGTGATTTAGACATTTTATATATACTAATAAAATATTATGAAAAAATTAAATAAAATTTTAAATTAAATAAATTTTAATTAAGAACTAACAGAAATGCCTTGTGGAGTATATACAAGTTTATTTTTAGAAAGAGTAAAGACATTCATAGAGTTAGGCGAATTACCATTTAAGCCACTTTCTATACGAAGAGTAAAGGTAGATGTGCTGAAATCACGGCCAACTTTTGTTAAACTATCTTCGCTAATTCCTAAGCCAAATACTGGCTTATTTTGTGCTTGGACATTAATTGTAGCATCAAGAGAAGCAACTTCATTGCCATTTAGATTTACTTTTGTTTGAAGTTGATTTTCAGTATTAACACTTACAAGAGACATAGAAGAACCAGCAACGTCCATAGAACCTTTTAGTTCATCAATAATCTCAACACGAGGTCTATTTTCTGTTGATTGTTCTGCACAATCAAGTTCATAATCAAGAGGTAGCCTCATACCATCTTTGCCGAATACAACCTTCCTTAATGGTGCCGCGACATTATATACTCCCGCATTTTGATTTAGTAGATTATTTGTGCTAAAACCATCAACACTAACATTATTTATATGCGTTGTTGGAATGGTGCTAGAAATAACGGATAGAGTTTTACTTGTGCCGAAATTTAGATTTAGTTGAGTATCACTAGCATTAATTACTTGGTATTGATGAGCCCAAGAATTATATTCTAACTCGCCACTCTTTGGCATCTCCATTTCAGCAGTTGTGCTAACATCAAATGAAAGCGTATCATAGCAAAGTGATAAATCAACAAGAGAATAATATACAGAAGCTTTATCTGCTTCAGTAGTAATTAATACATTTTGGTCATTAGCAAGTTGAATAAGAAGTTCCATACCTTGTAAGCCATTACGCCCAAGAGGCAAAGCATCAACTCCCATAGTAAGTCCAGTTTCTATTGGTATTGAGAAAAATACTTCTGTATTAACATCAACAGCAGAAATATTACTTCTTGATGCAAGGGTAGGGTCTTTGCCATTTAATTCGCCGTCATATTGTGATTGATTATGAGTAAGAGGTTTAGTAAGAGCAAGTAATCTTCCAACATTTCTTAAACTTTCCATAGTTTGCCCGCCACTTCCAAGACCACTAATAGTAATAGTATCAAATAGAGCATTAAGACCAACTCTTTCATTCATACGAAGAGAATAAGCTCCAGTTGCTTTATTATTAATATTATCTGGAAATACTGGCGTAGAGAATGTAGAAGTGCTTCTATTAACTCTTAATTTACCATTAAGCTTAAGTGTTTTTGTTAAAAGAAGTGTTGGGCTTTGTGGAATTAGAAATTGCACTAAACTTGCTCCTTTTGCGAAACTGAATTCATTATTGGCTGGCATATTTAATGGGAGTATCTCATTTTTATCTTGGCTTATAATAGTCATTTTATTAATAGTAATAAAATTATTAAAAAAAATTAAATAAAAAAAATTAATATTTTAAAAAACAATCCTTAATAGTTAAATTTCTATGCCGTAATTGTTCCTCAAAAAAGAGAGTATCAGTAAGATTATCAAGAACATAATCATATGCACGCATTTTAGCGTTAATATCACTTTTATCATATTTTCTATATAGATTATACATTTTTCTTATATTCATAAATAATGAAAAAAAATGTTCTCTATCCATTTCTGTAAAATTCGTATTTACTTCTAAAAGTGCGTTCTCCATATTTATATGTTAAGATATTTTTTTTATCCTTAAATGCTTTAATAAACAACTTCAATATTATTTTGTTGTATAATTAAAGTTCTGGCAGTGCAAACATAAACATTAAGAGTTTTTTGGAATGTTGCAGCACCATACTCCATACGGAGTGATAAATCACTTTTAGTAATATCACTAACAGAACCAAATAGAGATACTGCTCTACCAATAATAAAGTTCTTTTCTCCATTTTGTAGAGATTTAACAAAAATACCAGAATTAATGAGAGATTTACGCAGTTCTTGTAGATGCAATTGCTCTACATATGCAGGGGTCATAGAAAGTCTTGATAGTGGAACTTTTTGGTCTGGCACAAGTTGGTCGTTAATAACAAATTGGTATGCCTCAATTTTATCTGGCTTTGCTACAAGATTACCACCATCATAAGTATCACTTGCCGCAAGAGGCATCGCATTAATACTATAAACTCTTTTACTTGTATTAGGAATACTGGCATTAAGTAAGCCGGTTGTGCCGACAAGATTTACCTTATGCAGAGTAGTATTTTTGTAATTCATAATCAATCCAGAGGAAGAATTGATTTTTCTTACCATATCATCAGTATAAGATTGAGGCGGTTGAACTTGCTCTACAATCATCTCTAAATCAGTCATAGTATAATCTACTTTTACTTGTGCCTGTGCAACAGCAAGAGTGATTGCTGCATTAGCCCCACCACCTTGCATATTAACGCCAGGAGACCAACCTTCAAATCTGTCTTTTGCTAGAGTATATAATTTAGTATCAACAGCAAGTAATTTCCAAGGCTGATTAATAACAACATTACCTCTTACTTTAATAGTCATATCACCACCAGCATTTCCAATGCTTACAACAATACCAATAAGAGTATCAACACCACCCGCTTCATAATATATAGCATCGCCCACCTCAAAACCGCTATTAGTAGTAGCAGCAGTTTTAGTTGCTATATTTATGGTATGCGTAAGTAATGGGTCATTCCAATCTGCCGCAGCAACTTGTGTTTTAACTAATGCACATTTTGAACCAGTTTTTCCACTATCATTTGCAAGTCTAATAGATTTTTTAAGAGTATTAGTTTCCATAGTTAATTTAACGCCTCCAAGAGCAGCAACTGGAAGGACACTAGCATCGGGGCCAAGAATACCAGACCATAGAGGAAGTGATACAGCAACTTTTTTAGAAGTATTAGCAGCAACAATAGTGGCACTTGGAAGAGGTTGGGCATTCCAAAATAATTGTTGTGCAGAATTGTTTGTAAGTGAAAGGCCTTCATTAAGTTCTCTATTGTGAATTACACCATCATCTTGCGCATAAGAATATTCCATAGCAACTCTTGATGAATATTCACTAACTTCTTCTAAAAGATTTAATCCATTTTGAGTTTGAACTCTCATATGTCTAAATAAAGAAGAACAGGCGGCCGCAGGGTCTGGCTTTGGAAGACCTCTACCTACCATTTGTAAATCAAATCGTAATCTTAAAGTTTCTGGATTACAGAAATTAAGATAATCTGGCACACTAAAAATAAATTGACTTGTTCCTTTACCATTTGCCTTAATATCTACGCCTTGTGCATCTGGGAAAATTTTAAGTTTTTTTGTAGGTATGAATAAAGAATTATCATTTGCT